CAGTTATTAACTCAATTATTGCAAATCCACCGGGAATTAACTTTATCCCCGGACGAGAAGGTGAAGAAAGCCAAAAACTAGCTAGAAAATACGAAAAATACTTTCTTAAAAAGTATAGAGATATAAACGTCAAAGAAAGTATTAGAAAAGGGCTAAGAAACCTATATTTTAGTAGACTTTTAGTCTTAAAACCATTTTGGAACGCTAAAATTAACGATTTTGATGTCCGAGCACTCGATCCGAGAGATATCCGAGTAGGAAAATATGCCACTAAAGAAGAAGAAAGCGAGTTTGCTATAGAAGAAGTAAAGGACAATCTTTGCTCTCTTTTGGCTCGTTTCCCTAAAAAAGAAGCAGAAATACTTAAAAAGAGTGGATTTACTCAAGAAACAATAAATGATGCTTACATAATGAATCCCGAAGTTAAATACAAGGAAGCATGGATAGGAGATTATGTAATCTTTAAATACGACAATATTATTCTTGATGCAATTCGTAATCCATACTGGGACTGGGACGGCATGTTAATTACAGAACAAGAAGAACAGCAAATGGAACAGAGTTATGGCGATGATAGACGAGCATTATTTACAGAAGCAAAATTAGCTCAAAATGAACGAAAACTTCCACAAACTCAAGAAGGAGAAATTCCACCAAACGAAGGACATAGCGAAGCACAAACTTATAAGTCCTACTATTTCAACTATTTTAATCAACCTAGAAAACCTTATATCTTTGCTACCATTTTAAACAATGAAAATTCTCCAATAGGTAGGACTGATTTTATAACCCTAGCATTGCCTTTACAGATAGGCATAGATAAACGAAAACAAGACATAGGACAAAACTGTGAGCTTGTAAACGGAATAATCAAAGTAGACAGTGAAGTAATGAATAAAGCAGATGCTCAATCACTTGCTTTTGAAGCTAAAGGCATTATTTGGGGTAAAGGAGTAGTAAATGGTGTTTCACGAGAAACAGGCACCCCACTTCCTCAAATGGTATTTGATGATATGAATGATAGTAGAAGTGAAATAGACAATATTATGGCGGCTTCTTCTGCCTTTAGAGGAGAAAGAGAAGGACAGGAAACTAAAGCTGGACGACTAGCTCTTATTCAACAATCTTTTCTTCGCTTAAACGAATTAGTTCAAGTAGTAGATTATGTTTCAGGTGAACTCTTTAGTTGGTTTTATCAGCTCGCAAAGACTCGATATACCGAATATCACTATGCAAAATGGAACGGCAAGGACGAAACAAGAGAAACTATTGATATGATACAAGATGATTTTGAAACAGGAAGTGAGATACAAGTTATCCCAGGTAAGACTTTACCAGTAGATAGTGAATTTAGATTTGAACGAGCACAGAATGACGTTAAAGAAGGAATAATCTCCCCAATAGACTACATGGAAGAAGCAGGATATACGAACCCTAAAGACCTAGCAAAGAACGCTGTAACTTATAAGATGAACCCTACTGTTGCAACTGGTATAACCCCAGAAGAACTAGCACAACTATCACCTGAAAAGAAAGAAGAAAAACCGCCAAATGTGACCATAAACTACAAAGATTTAGAGCCAACTTCACAGGCACAATTATTAGCACAGATAGGAATACAAGCAGACCCTGAAATACTTGTAGCCGAGAAACTGGCCGAACGAGAGAAAGGTAAAGAAGAATTTAATCTTAAAAAGGAAGGACAGACAAAACAAAATGAACTAGCAGAACGAAGTCAGACAATGGCAGAAAATCCACCAGAACCAGAAAAAGAAACTTAAATTTATTTGACCTAGATACGTCATTAAACTGTCCATTAAAAACATAACCCGACCAATCCTAGAGGAAGCAGTCTAATAAGACCAAGCCAAATCAAAGAAGTCGCAAAAATTATGCCAGATTATGAAGCAGAGGTAGTGAGTGTTGATACAGGTGAAACTGTAGAAACAAAGGCTGAACCACAGCCAGAGGAAAAAGTAGAAACTGAAGTGAAAACAGAAGAAACTACTGAAACCAAAAAGGAGGAAACTAACAAGGAAACTCCAACGGATGATAACTTAGTGGAACTTCCAGATGGAAGAAAGTTACCACCCAAAGAAGCAGAGAAAGAATATCGTACTCTTTACTCTGAATTTACTAGAAAGTCTCAAAAACTCGCTACATACGAGAAAGACCCTAGTAAAATTACAAATAATGAAACTGAGAAGAAAGGAGAGTGGATACCTGAAACTTGGGAAGAAGTCTTAGAGAAATCTAAACAAGCTCTCAGGGAAGATTTAGAAAAGGAACAAAAACTAGAAAAAGAGCAACGAGAACAGAATGAAAAAAATGTTCTAGCTCAACTAGCAGAAATTAAAAAAGAAAATCCTACACTAAACGAAACTCAACTATTTAATCACGCACTCAAATATAATTTTAGAGACTTGAAAGTAGCACACGCCAATATGAAAGATATGTTGTCCTCTATTAAAAAAGCTTCTGAAACTACTGCTCAAAACATTACTAAAAGGAATGCAGAGCAGATAAACACAGGAGTTAATGGAGGAGATATACCTGATGGAGATGTGTATGACCCAAGTGTCCGAAATATGAGTATGCTTGATTATCTTCGCAGTATGAAATGATATGACATTTTCAGCAGCCGTAACGACAGTGACCCGTAAACTTATACCTAAAAAAGTATTTGATACAGTTACTCTTGGTACACCAGGTCTTATGACCTTTATGCGAACAGCAAAGGATTGGAATACTGGAACCTCCTATGCTCCTATTATTCAATACCAAGATACTACAAATGGTGGGAATACTGGAATCGCAAATCAGCTTGATTCAGATAGACAAAACACTCGTGTTTCTATGGATTTTGAAGTCAAGATGGCTTATAAACCAGTAGTAGTCGCAGACATCGAAGTAACTCTAAACAAAGGTGATGAACAAATTGTTCAGCTTTTGGAAGCAGAGTTTGACACACAAGGAAAATCTCTCTTGAACGTAATGGCACAGAACCTTTATACAGGAACTGGGTCTGGTAATTCTTGGGATTCTCTAGCAGGTGCCGCTTCTGATTCTACCCTTTACGCCTCTTATGGCGGACTTTCCCGTTCAACTTATTCGTCTATTAACGGTTACTACCTAGCTTCTACAGGTGCTTTGACACTTACGAAGATGGCTACTGGCTTTGATGCAGTAACGAAAGGGATGGACGAACCATCAGTAATGTTGACAACTAAGACTCTATGGTCTAGTTATGAGGCATTATTGACCCCAACATTACGAGCAAGTTTCCAAACTTTCGCAGCTCCAAATTATGACCAGTACGGTATGTTAATGGACTCAAAGTCTAATGCTCTAGGAACTCAAGGTTTCAGGGCAATAACTTATCGTGGTTGTCCCGTAGTAAAAGATGAGCAAATTCCAAGTGGAAAACTTATCTTGGTTAATCAAGGTGCTTTCGGAATGAAAGGTGTGAACATCACAGGTCAAGACTATGACACCCTTAATTTCAAGAGATTGTCTGATGCAACTCCAAAAGGAATTCCTGGCAATGTTCCAAGTGCTAAAGGTTTCAATTTCCGTGTAATGAAAGCTCCAGTAGACCAGCTCTCACAGGTCGGCTACTTGCTTTTTGCAGGAAACTTCTGTTCAGAAAACCCAAGACTCTTGGGAACTATGGCAGGATGTTCATAATTATTAGCTTAACAAAAAAACGCTATGAGTGATGAAAACGAAGTAGTAAATGAAACAGTTGAAGAAACTGTAGAAACAGCAGAGGAGACTGTAGAAACTCCTGAGGTAGCTGAAGAAGCTCCCGCAGAATCTTCCGAAGGAACTGCGTAAATTATTAGTAATATATTTTGCCCTTTACCTTGAGTTAATGACTACGAGAGAGGGAAAATTGAAAGAAAATATATGGGATTAGCAAACAAGGATATACCAACTTTAAGATACGGAAATCTAATACTTCCAAGTGAAATTCTTGGGGGAGTTGGTTTGGGAATAGGTAATGTGTATTTAGTCGCCAATAAATCAGATACTGCTTCATATGCTTCACTAGAAGCACAGTATGGGACAATTGTTTATCCAGATGGAACTTCAATGTTTCATGGAGCAACTGCTGCTACTGCTGATGTAGCAATTCAAGCAGCTCTTGATTCTTGTGTAGCTAATAGAAATGATTATGTTGTTATTATGCCAAGTTCAACAAATTATAGCATAACTGCAACTTTACAAGTAAGTAAAAAAGCAGTTCACATAATTTGTCCTACTGGTCTTTCAGGCAACTCATTCCCTATTGGAAATACAGCACGATTAAAGAGTATTACAGCAGCACAAAATATATTTGCAATTACTACAGGGGTAGAGGCAGTTGAGATTGCAGGATTCTATCTAAAGAATTATGCAGACTTAGCAGCTATAACTATTGCGACAGGATGTTCAGCTTTGAATATTCATCACAATATGTTCCCTATGGTATGGAGTTCAAGTCCAGTTGCAAGTATTGTTGGTACAGGTTCAGGTGGAGCTTGGGGTTCTATTGAAAATAACTGGTGGATTTCAGAGAGTGGTACAAGTGTAACAGCAGCTATTGCAGCAGTTGATTTGGCTGCACAAGCTACTGGAGCAAGAGTATGCCATAACGAAATTACAATCGGAGATGCTAATACAGCAACTCTTTGTATTTCAAACTTGGCTGTTAAAGGTCGCACAGACTTTAACACTTTCTCTGAATCAGGTGGTTCAGGAGTAACGTCAGGTGGAACTATTACAAATGCTATTTCTGTTCCAGTAAATGGTGCAGCAATAGGAAATCGTGGAGCAGTAGCTTCTGGAGAATTACTCTCTGGTGGAACTGCAAACACTTCATTCTGTGATAACCTTGATGGACGTGCAACATCAGGAACAGATATTTGGAATTTACAAGCTTAGTTATTAAGAGCTAAAAGCTCAAATAGATTACTGGGAAGCCAGATAATCTGAAAAAAAATCTTTCGGAAGTGTCCACTAAATAACAAGGACTATAAAGAAAGATAAATGTTATGATTAAAATTTCATTTCAGGATGTGTTTCAAACAACTACTGCTCAAGGTCAACTTGGTCTTGGCACAGTAGCAAACACTCCAGATGGTGCAGAGTGGATTTATGTTAAAGCGGCAGAGGCTATCAGTGCAGGACACGTTGTTGTGCCTGATACAGTTTACAGTGTTGATACTGTAAGTTCATCTACCGATGAGCAAGGAA